TTACCATCTTTTTAGGTTTTGCAATATCTTTTTTTAATTCTTCTGGTAATGGCATTTTAAAAATTTTTTCATTAATTCTAGGATCATCTATTTCAAACTGTAGAATAGTAGCATCATATAAATCTATATTTTTTAATGTTGTGCTATTTTTAATATTATTAGCAAGTTCAGTACCTCTTACAGAATCAGCACTAAGTGCAGACTCTTCACTATAATATTTACCACCAGGTTTAGATTCATTAGCAAGTTTAATTTGAACAGCTGGTGACTCAAACATTATTTTAGGTTTATATTCTCCAGTATCTTTATCTAGTACACTTTTAATCCAAACCATATATTGATTTTCTGCCATACCTCTATACTCTGATTCAGCTTTTTCTAATGATGCTTGTGTTTGTAAATGATTAATAAGTTTTTCTTTTGATAAACTTCTTACTACTGTCTCCTGTTCGCCTTGAGGTGAAGTAATTGTTTGCAGGGTTTTTATGGTGTAAAAATCAGGCACTGAACCAAAGTCTTCTGTTCTTAACTCTAATGAATTTTTTAAAGCATAAAAATCAGGTATGTCTCCAGGCCCTAGAGTAACTGATTTTTTTAAAGCATTAACAAATTCTGTTGAAGTTAACGTTGTTAATACACCTTGATTATTTTCTATTTCTTTATATGTTTTTAAGAATTCTACATCTGGGTTTGTTTTTAATTCTATTTCTTGTATATCAACATTATATTTTTTTGCAATTTTTTCAAATTTCTTTTTTACTATGGTATCGTAAAAATTTTTTAATCCTAATGCTTTTTCCTCGGGCAAACCATCATATCTATTAACATGAATAGCCCCATTTGTAAAGGCTATATTTTTTGCATCTTGCTCTACAGCTCTTTTAATAAAGGCCTCTATTGTTTTATCAACCCAAGCATCTGTTTTTTGTATTGGAAAATCTGGCATACCAATAGGGTTATTAGTCCCTGTTCTGGCAGCTACTTTTCCAGTTGCTTCTTTTTTATTTTTAGCATATGTAACATATCCTTTTTTATTAAAAATATAAATTCTTTCTAAATCTGCTTTTGATACATTATAATTTTTTTCATCTTTTAATCTATCTATTTCTTTGTGTAGAATTGGATTATCTCTAGCATAATCAGTATCATTGTCAATATCTTTAAAATTACTATACACATCTTTATATGAATCTAAAAATTCTTTTGTTAAATCTTTTCCTTTTACTAATTTTATTTCATTTAAATTTCCAACTTTATTTAATTTTTGTAACCAATCAGATTGTATTTCATCTAGTATATAAGTTTCTTTTAAATTATTAATAATATTTTTTTCTTCTAATGTAATTTTTGGACTATCTGAATCAAATTGTCCATATTCATATTGTGCTCTAAAATGTGCAAATGTACCTTTAGCAATTACTGGTGAAAAATGCATAGTAGGAGTATAAGTTTCCATATTGTCAGGTAAGTCAGCTTTTATTAATACAATATCTTTGTTTGCTTCTGGTCCATCTAAACTGTATGATGCGTAAATATCGTAATGAGTATTACCATAACGATATTTCATATCATGTGGTATAACCTCAGCTCTAATGGTTGATGAAATATCTTTTTGTTTTACTTTATCTAAAAATTTAGATACATCAACTTTATCTGGATAAGAATCTATAATATCATTTATACCTAAAAATTCTATTTCACTTTTTGCAGGCTGTAAATTTTTTATATAATTTTTTAGTTGTTCTTTTGTTGCAATTGGTTGATTAAAATTTTCAATACCTTTAACTATTTTAGAATAGTATTCAATTTGTTTTGGTCCTTCTTCTTCTAATGGTAAGACCTGTTGTTCTGCTTTATCTTTTGTAAGAATAAAATCTTCTTTCTTTGGCGTGTCACCAATTGGTGTTGATAATGTTGTGTCTACTTTCTTTGGTAAAGGTGTAATAAAAGGTTCACTTTTAATTTCTTGATCAATAGGTGTTTCTAATTTTGTATCTACTTTTTCAGGTTCAGGTGTAATT